GGAATCCACTGAATCGGAGTCCGGTTAAACGCAGGTAATCCCATAAAAGGTTGCATATCCAGACCCAGATTATCGTTGGACTTCCGAGCGTATGTTTTGTATGCCTGTTGCACCGCAAAATTAGTGCAAATAGCATAATTTGACAATGTTCCAGAAATTAAATCCTGTGCAATGGCAGGGGCTTTGAACTGAACCTTTGTATAAACCTTGTCCATTGCCTGAACAAACTCATCCATATCAGTTGGGCCAGTAACGTCCTTAAAGTAATTACACCACCTGTCCTGATCAACTGGGGTTATCCCACCAACTGAAGTAATGGCAACACCAGACCTGTCTCTTGTTTGTCCACCAAAGAAACCATCCTCACCATTCGCCCCAACCGTAATCCAATACGGAACGCCTCTCGGATTCAGGTCATCCGAAGAATCAATGACTGTCTGCCAAGCCGCTTCCTCAAGAACATTAGCCATACTCGCCATTGCATCCTGACGATTTGATTTCAGCAAATCAACAAATCTTTCAGGGTCAACATTGGTATTGATTTCGTGCTTATCAATCATCCAATAAGTATAAGCTGTTGCCCAGGGAGTCGTAATTTGACTCTGTCGGTCTGTCTTTGATAGCGAATGACTTGCATACGGTTTAGTATGCCCAGCAGCGTTCCCTTCAGTCAGGGCTATATTACTCTGAATCTGTACACCACCCTTTGTAACCCAGCCATTCCGAACCATTCGTTCCAACATAAAATACTGTTGATATTTCTGGGGTGCTTCAAACTCAAGTTTCGGAAGTTTATTGGTGGTAGTTCTGGTTAAATCCAGAAGGTCTTGAATACTTCTTCCACCCATCGAACTCATTGTTATACTCCTTTATATTGAGCAAATCACACAACTGGGTGTTCATCCATCCACCTTTTCACAGCCGCCACCGCAGCATCAGTGGCAGAACCACCTTGCTTTTCGGTTTTGCGGCCAGAGGGTTTATGGATTTGTTGTTTTTCCCTCTTGGCAATTTCCTCATCTGTTACATTTACACTGTTATCTTTTTCCCAAATACTAAAAGCCCTGTCTAATGCTTCCTCAACAGTGATAGGATGTCCATTCTTTTCTGCCCCGACCAAAATATCATCGGCATCATTCCAAATAGTATGACGAATCACATTTTGTAGTTTTGTCATACTTTTAGTTTTGCCCAGTTCTTTATGTTGGTCAGCTTTTGAATCAAAATAGGTGTCTATCTGATTATCAATTTCAATCTGTGCAACAGCCGAATCTTCCGTATCTTTTGTCTTTAATTGAGTTTTTAAGGAATCAATCTCGGATTTGAACATTTCCACAATCTTTTTGGTAGTGCCATCCACTTCATCAAGATTGAGTTCCGATTTCTTTTCTTCCTTTTTTTCGGGTTGATTAGCATTTATCAATTTCTGCAATCTTCCCAATTCACCCAATTTGATAGAGACAGCATCAGAATTATCAGCCATTTTAGATAGGATTTTTTCTGCCTTATCCCCAAGTCCTTTAATTGCATCATCATCAAGTCCATTACGTTTTCCGGCTTGGATTAGACGGGCAGATAATCCCGCCTTGTCAGCAATCTTTTCCTCTTTCTTTACAACCACCACAACTTCATCAGAAACCTCATTGCTGACTTCTTTCTTGGACTCATCATATCCCTGTTCTGTAGGAGTCTTTACTGTGCCATCGGGGTTCAAACCATCGTCCTTACTTCGATAACTTTCCTTTACAGGAGTAGTTTCGGTAGTAGATTCGGATTTTGAATCCAACTCCTCTAATTTAGCTTCAACAGCAGCAATTACTTCCTTTGTTACCTCTTGATTTTTGTTCTCATTTTCCATAATTGTCCTTTCTAACATTGCTTCCTTGCGGGTAGGTTTGTTATGGGCAATTCTCCAATTGTTTTATCGCCTCATATTTTTCTATAACTAATTTTATAACGGTTGAGGGGATACAAAAAGAAATCCCGTCTGTTCCCCCAATCCCACCAACTAAAATTCCAATCAATTCACCATCAGAATCAAAGACACCCCCGCCAGAATTGCCAGGATATGAACCAGCATCGACATTCATTATTTGATGGTTTCCAAAAATGCTGGGGTCAATACTTAATTTAGATATAATTCCTTTTGTAAGGTTGTTCTGTAAGTTTCGTCCAAACGGACATCCCATAATAAAAATGTCATCCCCCACCTTAAATGTAGTATCAATAATGATACCACCGGATAATTCATTTATATCTATAATCCCCACATCAGCTTCAGTTTCTTTATAATAATTAAATTCCCCTTCCAAGATAAAACCATCATTAAATATAATCTTAAAATAATCTGCCCCATCAACAACGTGACCAGCAGTTATTAACTTACCACCAACAATAACACCACTCCCTGCCCAATGTTCACCATCAATGGTTTCAACCCCAATATAAACGGAGTTATTTAACATTGTATCAATCACAGTTGGTCGAGTATAAAACCATAGGCCAATGTCAAAAAAAATAATAAATAGACAGGCCATCAATAAAATGTATTTAATCTTTCGCATCGTTCAAATCGACCATCCCTAATTGTTTTAGTTTGTTTCGTTGGTCGGCATATCCCCGAACTTCTAATGCCCCATCCCCACGAAATCGCCACGAAGGATGACGTGTCATTTCGTCCTTAATTTGTGAGGGATGGACACCCAGTGCTTTACTATAATAAGTATTCTGACCAGTTGAGTTTCGAGAAAATTTACCAGAAGAAAATCCTGCCTCTAATCTTCCACCACAATTACAAAACACATCAAAAATAACCTTATCTTTGTCGTTAAAATGATGTTCAGGCAATCCATCAGAAAATTCAAACTCTTTTTTGCAATCAGGGCAGTGTAACATCTTTAACTCCCGAACACTTTGAATTTAATTCTTGCCAATTCGGTCGCACTTGTGGCCTTTAGATATATTGTTCCCGCAGGTTCGGTTACAAAAATTGACTTTCCGTGTGGTATAATTAAATCAGAAACAAAGGCAGTAGAATAACTTAAATCTATTGCCACCTCATTACTGACCGCCTTTATAGAAAGTCCATTTATGGTGGAAATTCCGCCCACATTCAATGCCTCTGCCGTATCAGAGGCCGTTTGAAGTTGTTCGCCATCAAGGGTCTGCATATCACTATACTCAAACCCTTCTCGAAAAGGGACGAATCCACTATCATCAGTATTTTCTGTGCCAATAATGACCCGCACCGAACTCATTCAAACCTCCTCATCTTCCGCCGATACCAAGTTTATCAATATCTTCATCACTCATACCACTTCGTTTCAAATCACGTCTTGTAGCTGTATCGTGACTTAATACAGAGCGTGGGTTTTGCTTTAGATAATCCTTACTAAATGATTGTCCTTTTTTAGATTTTTTATTTCTTTTATACCACGATTTAACTTTGGAAAACCAGGAATCGTCCTTTTTGTAGGGTTCAACCTTAATTTCTCCAAGTTCTTCTAAACTCATATCTGCCAGAGAACGCCGTGCCATTATTTTTTCCTCCATTTTTGGGGATGAGTTATCATATAATGAAATTGTTTTGCCTCACCCACAGTTTTGAATTTCCGTATCAATTTGCCTTTATTTGGAGAATGGCAGTGATAAACAGATTTTCCAGAAATCATTTGTGTCCCCATTCTTTCAATTCTTTTGCTTTAATTAAATTACAGTTTGCACAAAGAATTTGAATTTTTTCCTTTGCCTCACCCAAATTTTGCAAATAGTGTCTAACAGTGCCTCCACTACCAGTTTTACTAATTCGTTTTCTATCCACAGCACCATCACTATTTATATGGTCAAAACACAATGCCCGTCCCTTTAATCATTTTTACTCCACCTTCTCCATTCCGCCCTTTTCATTTTGGGGTGGGGTTGATTGTCCACCCGCCCTATTTTCGTTCTGAATTGAATTTATCGTCCCCTCGTCCAAACCTAACCTGTTATCCGGTTGGCCGGATGCAACTTGTGGGTTAGGATTAAATGGATTTCCTTGACTCATTGAAGGTTCACCCATCATTTTGAATACTTCATCAACCTCTGACTCCGACAAGTCCATATCCCTTGCAGCTATTTTTAAGAGAGCGGGAAGGTCAATTGTTCCCCCCTGTGCTTGGAATAACGGTAAATATGGGGTCACTATCCCCTGCAAAATTTGTAGAATACTTCTAAATCTCGTTGTTGGAGTTTGACGTTGCATCGAATAAACCTCAACATCAAATCCATAATCAAGAAAATTACCTTGTCGAGTTTCTTTACTAAATACAACTGGAATTTGCCCCAATCCCTTACGTTCCTTATAAAGGACTGAACTACGCACTGGGTCAGTCCATTCCGACCAGGCAAATCGCCTTATAATACATCGAGCAGTGTCATAAAGATTATTTATCATATCCTCAAGCATCATTGAGGCATTACTCATCAACATCTTTTCCTGACCAAGTGTTCCTGCTGATTGTGCAGAACCTTGTAACATTTCAGGATTACCCGCCTGGCGATTAAATAAATCTAAAAGCCACGCCGCATTTCGGAAGTCACCGTCTGAAGGGCCTTTAATATCTATGGTTTTTGTCTTATCAACATTTGCAACCTTGACCCATTCTCCATCTTTGGCAGTCCTTATTGCATCAGCATCGTCAACAGCAGTCCCATCATAAACCCCAACCGTCTTTGAACGTAACTCCTTTGAATAAATACTTCTTGCAACCGTATTAACCATATCGTGCAAATCAAGCCAAGACCATATTGGAGGTATGGGAACAATTGAATTTGGAAAATTATAATGTGAAAGAATGTCGTAAGGGCCATTTTCAGGGCCATCATATTTGCTAATTAACAGGGGTTCAGTCCCCTCTCCGTCTTTAGGAATCGTCCAAATTTCCCCATCCTTCGGTCGCCAAACATCCATTACTTCACAATATGGTTGAATCTCATCTTTTGGAAGATTCTGTGCCGCTTCTTTAGAAATCTTATCGGGGGAAAGTTTTTTACTTGTGTCCCCAACCTCTGTATAAACTGTCTTTATGCCATCGTAATTATGGAAAATGCCGCTATCAGTAATGTATTCAAAAGGAAGTCGGTATCTATTGCCGGAAAATTCAAGAGTTTCCTGATTCTTCGCACAAATGTCCCAAAAGAAATCATCCCCATCGACAACTTCACAAAAGAATTTGCCCAGGTCGTGTAAGTAACCTTTTGCATCCTCAACCTTTGCCCCGCCGTGAGTAATCCCACTTTTGAAAATTCCCATATAAAAGAACGAATCAAACATTCCTTGTCGTAGAGTTTTATACAAGTCAATTTCTTTTAGACGTTGATTCATATTCAACCGCATCGTTTCAGCAAATGGGGCTAAATCAAGGGTAGCGGGTCTAATCATAGCTTTAGGATTTCTGGCAACTGAAAATGCAAGAAAAGTATTTATGGTTCTAAACACCAAGTTCAGGGGTTTTGCTTTTATTGTATCTTTGCTATAGAAACCATTTGCATATTCCTCAAGCATCCGATAACGTGCTTCCCGCATTGGTTCTGTAGCTTTGAAACAATTGTTAATTGCTTGTTGATATTTGATTACAAGGTTATTTTCAGCAATTCCCATTTCTTCAAATTTCCCATCTGTCATTATTAAGAGGTCTATGCCTCCGCTTCAAGTCAAGATAAGAATAACGGCCTACGTGCTCTAATTCAGTCACTCTCGCACTAACCTGATTTTTTAATGCCTTGACGAAAAGGCCATCGCAAACCACACGGTCTCCGTGGGCACTCCGTGCCCCAATTGACATCTCCTCAACACAAGATAGTTCAATACTTCCATCACTATAATACTGATAATCTTTCAATTCATTAAGTGTTTCTTTATCGTGAATTATCAATCTTTTATTCGTTGGTTCATCTTTTAGGGATTCTGTTAAAGCTGCCCGCAATTCATCAAAGAGTAGATACTTGCTTCCGGTTGGGCCTCCAGTATTCCGCCAACCAGGTGAGTCCTTTTTATCTGAATAGTAGAATGGATAACCATATTTTTCAGTTATACGCAATCCAAAGGTGCTTCCAACCCCATTAGCTTCCCAAATAATATATGCTGGACGTGTTCCTCCTCCAACCCATTTTGCAATCGCCATAACTGCATCAGCAAAACTTTCTGGGGGTGTGTTGGGGTCAACCCACGTTCCAACTTTTTCTTGTGTATTGACATTATAAATACCAGCAACCGAATTAGATGCCCCCGTGCCAGCAGATATGTCACAGGCAATTATGTAGTTGACCAATTGAGTTGGATGATTGTCCACCAACTCCCCCCACCAATTTAATCGACAACGTCCATAATCTTTTCTAAAATCAACGTCCTCTATAATACCCCGTTTATCAAGGTCAAAAAGAAGTTCTCCGATACAATCAGGTTCTCTAATATATTTAAGGTTAATCCTGTGTATAATTTGAGGGGAAAAGACACCATCACCTGATAATACTGGGTTACGGTCAAGATTTCTTGCTACATCTGATGGGTCTCGCCGCTTACATTCAATGTCATACCAAATACTCCGCCAACCGCCATTATTACTCTCACCACCATCTGCTACAAAACCAATTTCATTAAACTTCTGCAAACCTTCAGGATTAAGGTGGGATGAAAATTCCTTTATATCAAGGATGTCCCCCTCCAATTTCTCTTTGAAAAATGGATATGCTCTTTTATAATAACTGACATCCTTTAATTCAACTATCCCCCACTTCGGACTTCTATAAAGTCCTCGGCTCTTACTTGGGTTTTCTTCCCATCCAAGTGTTGATATTTTTATCTTGTTTTCTACCAAAAGTTTGCTATATGGATGTCCCGCACTTGGGCCTTGAGTAGAATTAAAAATAACACAATCAGTAACATCTGATAAGTTCTGTCTAATTGTCTTTGCAATTCTATTATCAATCAGACCAAATTCATCCACCAATACTGCTTTTCTTCTATCCCCCGCCGAGAAATTCTCATTAGTTGCTTCACCGTCTATTGAAGAACCATTATCAAGATTATAAAAATGCTTATGAAGTTTTTTATACTTACATCTCATCCAAAAGGGCATTGTGATATAGGCATAAAGTATTTTGTGAAAGAGGCACTTATGGTCACCTATTATCTTATCCCCCGATATTTCTGTTGAAGCATCAACAAATTCTTCTTTTCTTGACCCCACCAAAAAAGTCATTTGAGGTTCAAGTAACCAGAGGGTAAAGAATAATTTACAAATTATCTCGGTTGCCCCCTCATCTCGACTCTTATCAACGGCCCTATCATATCCCGTGTAAATGGCGTCTGTCAATTCGTCCACTACAATTTCTTGTTTAGGACGAAGTATAAACGGCAAATTTTTATATCCGGCATCGTTTCGGGGGTCATAAGTCCAAAGACAAAGGTCAAATACAATTTTAGGGTCAATACAACAAAGGTCTAAAAAATCCTTTTGTGCCCCACTATCTTTGGAAATCCAATTATGAAATTTTTTTCGGTAATCTACATTTTCTGCAAGTTCCTTTGGAATCCTTCCAAATAATGTAGTATCTAATCTAAACACTATCAGAAATTTCCTTATTATCAGTATTTCTTAAATAAGAAATTGCAGAACAAAGAAGTTCAATTCCAAAATTATCTGCAAATAAATATCCCAATGCAGAATTACAATGATGACATAAAAGACCACGAACTTTTTTTGTTATATGATTATGGTCAATAAATAATTTTCCACCAACGGTATTGGGTTTCCCACAGATTGCACAAAGTCCGTTTTGTTCTTGAATCATTAGTTCATATTGTTGAGGATTCAAACCATACCTTACTGCGGGGCTTCTTTTATGCTCTCTTGCATATCTCCTGACCTCTTCCCGATGTTTTTCTGGGAATCTTTTTCTATACTCTCTTTGATAAATTATGGCTTCTTCTCGATGTTTTTCTTTCCAACGTTGTTGATTTCTCTTTGTTTGGTCAGGACGTTCTTTTACATATAGTTTAGCTTGGTGGAGTAGTTTATCTCGATGTTTTCTATAATAAGCAGATTGATAATCTTTTTTTGACTGTGCCATCAAATCTATTGCCCCGATTGAATTTGGTTTGAAACCTCCTTGTTAGAAATAAACTTTTTCCCCAATCTATCTATTGCCTTGCCCTCATCTTGTATTGGAACAACAACTTCTAATTCTTTTGGGATTGGCCGCCAATGAAGGCGATTGCATAAGTAGAATTTCAAAAGGTCAGTATTGGGGGGAAGTTTTTTTCGCGTGAAATACCGGACGCGGTTTGGTTGTTCAACTAACTCATCTCCATTCCCATTTTCTACCACACTCCACTTTTCAGTAACCTCATATTCGTCACCATTTATCAGGGAAAAAAGTTTAGAGATGACAATGGCGTTAGCAGTTTTCTTTGCCTCCTCGATTGCCTTTCCAACGACAGGGTATCGTTGTTCCCATTGTTCAATGGTTGCCCCCTCAACACCAAGTATAATCCCAACATCGGCCTCATCATAACCAGCAGATATGAGTTTCTTGATAATATCAACAACCTGTAAGGAATTTAGTTTTGCGTCTTGTCTTTTAGGAAGTTCATTCATAATCAGGTATCCCCTGTTTAATGTCAGTCCGCAGTTAAGCGGACAAGTCCTCGGAGAGATTCTATCCTATTTCTCACAAGGTCTATTTCTTATTAGTATAATTACTATTCTATATCCCTATCCACGCTCGACCATCGTGGTCTCGCTGTTCTTGGATAACCACTACTACTATCTTTGGCAACCCTCCCCCAGTCATCCCTGACTACCCCCATTGTCCTTCTATTATAGACCAAATGTTAAAAGTTTGTTAAAGATTTTATTTTTATGTAATTCATTGTGTGTTAAAGGGTTATATCAGTTTTTTGAAAAAACTTGAAAATAAAAATTCTTATACAAAGTGGTTAAAATTTTATAAGTTTTTCTAATACCATTGTTTTTTAGTGAATAATGGGGGTCAAGTTTGAAAAAATTTAGATAGGGGGATTGTCCAAGTATAGTCATCCTGACTTGAATAATCATACACTGAATAACAGTTATATCAACTGTATCATCCAATAGTAAAAATTTTAGAGACCTGCCTTAACAAAATTTTTGGGTGGGGGTCTATAATAGAGGGAACAATAAACTTTGAATACAGTCCGATAATTAAATATCAAGTTTTGAAAAAGATTTCTCTTGACTTTAGATTACTAATATGTTAAACTATGTGAGTATGGTTGAAACTTTATAACTCACATATTAAGGGAAAGTAAAATGAGATACGAAGAAATTAGGAAGTTGGTGGCGGCAGATGGAACAATGTTTGGGGATGAAGTTCCTAATAGTAAGTATTTGAGAAATTTTTGCTGGGACTGTGGGGACGCAATTCGCACAACTGCGGCGGCATTGGTAAGACCACAGTATTGTCATAAATGCAAAGGATTTGGTGCAGAGGAGAAAGCAAGACGAGTTTTATCGAGAGAGGATATTTTTGATTTAATGGAAACCGCTATATGCAATGATTTTTATGAGGATGATGCGGGAAAAGAAGTTATAATGCCCTATGATGGTTTTGATATTAGGGATGGAAAGAGTTTGAACAAATATCCATTCAAGGGAGGATACACTATATGAATATCCCAAAACGGTTAAAGGAAGCAAGAAAAGCGATTGGATATTCCTGTGAAAAGGCCGCAATTAGAGGCGACATTAGATATGCCAATCTCTACGCCTATGAACGAGGTTGGGCAGAACCAACCTTCTCTGAACTATCCAAACTTGCTGAAGTTTATAAAGTTACCGTTGACTTTCTTATGGGGGATAAACCAATAGAAAAATTAAATTTCATACATTGAAAGGGGTTGGAAAATGACTGTTGTTGAGATTGCACATCTATTTTTAGAAACTGAACCAGACCAGTATAATGATGAATTTAATGATAAATATATCTGGTGGCAAGAAATGTTTAATGAGTTCAATGACTGGTTAGCAACATCCGGTGAGGAAAAAGATTTTCAACGATTTTTCAGAGATTACAAGTGGCTGGTGGATGAAAAATGATGAATAAATCTTTTCTTAAAACCTATTCAGATATTCAGGATTGGTTAAAAGGTAAAGACCTTTCTACTGTAGCTTTTGACACAGAAACCGAGGGTCTAAAATATGGAAGCCCCATAGTTGGATTGTCTCTCTGTAATGGTCAGGATGCTTGTTATATCAATTTAATTTATGTAGATGAGTTTGAAAATGAAAAATTATTGTGGTTAGAAATACAAAAAATCTTTTATTCCGCATCTGTCTTAATTGCACATAATATCAAATTTGACTTAAAGGTTTTAAGAAGTAAAGGAATTGAACCGACCTGTAATTTATATGATACGATGGTCGCTTCACATCTTCTGAATGAAAATAAACCGTGTGACTTAAAGTCCCTGATGGAACGAAAACTCCAGTGGAAGAATGTAAAGGAATGGAAAGAGGTTGCCCCAAAAGGTTTTGATTCCCACGAATTTGAAGAATATGGAATTAAGGATTCTATTGCAACTTGGAAACTTTATGAGATGACTAAACCTCTTATAGAAAAGAATGGATTCCACGACCTTTTCTATAACATTGAGATGCCATTCCAAAGGGTTTTGGTTGACCTTGAGTGTAGTGGAATTGAAATAGACCAAAAATATCTTGAGGATTTGGATGATACTCTTGCTGTCCAACGAAATATCCTTGAAATTAAGTGTGTAGAATCACTTGGTCTAAAAATGGTTGAGGAAAAAAATCTATGGGGTCTTATAGTCACATCACCCCCCGTTAATTTTAATAGTCCCAAACAGTTGATTGATATAATTCAAAATAAATTGAAATTAGAATTGCCATATCAAACTGACAAGGGCAATCCCTCGACCGGCAAAGATTCTCTTTTCTTATTAAAGGGACGACACCCATTCATAGACAATCTTCTTGAATGGCGGAAAGTCGAAAAACTGTATAATACATTTGTTCATCCAATGTGGGATTATATTGACCCTGATGGACGAATTAGACCATCTTTTAATGATTGTGTAGCGGTTACGGGCAGATTAAGTTCCAGCAAACCAAATGGTCAGAATCTTCCAAAAGGCAAAAAAACAGATACTTATAAAATTCGTAAAATGTTTCGAGCCAAAAAAGGTTGCAAACTTGTTCACGCCGATTTTTCTGGTCAGGAATTGCGGGTGTGTGCAGTGGCCAGTAAAGACCAAAATATGATTGACGCTTTTTTGAAAGACAAGGATTTACACCTAACTACGGCAAATGAGTGGCTACAACTTGCAATACCAGAAGAATGTCTTTATAAAAGTCATCCTGACTATAAGAAATGTGCCGAACAATTTGATGATGAACGACAGGTTGGCAAGAATGGGGTCAACTTTCCAATTATCTATGGAACAACTGCCAGAGGCATTGCGATAAATAACAACATCAGTGAAGAAAAAGCACAGGCAGGTATAGATGCCTTTTTTCGACTATACCCCAATGTTAAGCGAGCTATCAATCAATGTAGAAAAGACCTGATAAGAGATAAGTGTGTGGTGACGATGCTGGGGCGAAAAAGGCGAATAGAGGACATAACCCCAAAAGCAATCCGACAAGCGTTCAACTCTTTAATTCAGGGATTTTGTGTTGACCTTCTCCGAATTGTGATGGTTGCTTTGAGAGATGAGTTTCTAAAACATCCAGAGTGGGACGCACAGTTTGTCTTGACCGTTCACGATTCTGTCGATGTCGAAATTAAAGAACAGTTTGCACAAGGGGCATCAATTAGAATTAAGGATATAATGGAAAATACATATAAATTTCCGATTCCTCTGCCGGTTGACATTAAAATTTTGGAGTATCTTGAATAATGGTTTGGCTAATCTTAATTTGGACAATAACCCAACTTACCTGGTGGAATATATTTCTGCTTGAGGTTGTTCTTATAGAGACCTTCATAAGATATTATATCACATCATCAAAGAAATGGAAACGATTTCAAGGTTGTATTGTTGCAACTGTGGCACAATTATTGTGGGTAATAATTTTTATGACAACCTCACAATATACACTCCTACTGTTGACCTTTATTGATGGATGTATCTGGATTCGGGGGATTTATCGCAACTGGCCTAAAAAGAAAGGACGACATAAAAGATGACTGTGATTGAATCTATTGAAAAGATATGTAGGGGATTAGAAACAGAGTTTGAAAATGATGCCGTGTTATTATTTTATGAATATGCCCCCGATATTCGACTTCTTTCAGTTGGGATTAACCACCCTCTTTGGGATTCTTATCCAATTGAACACGTTATCCTTCCATCACACTGTTCAATTGAACCAACTTTGAAAATCCTTGAAGATGCCTTGCGTAAAGACATCGAAGGTATTGATAAAGTAATTAGAGAAAACTATTAAGGAGAATCAAAATGACAGTAATTCCTGTAAACGGCGGTATTTTGGTAGAACCCTTCAAGATGAAAAGAGGGGCAATTATTATCCCTGATGGGGCAACAAGGAAAGAACCCACAACCGGAAAAGTTATTGCAATTAGTGATGAGTACGTTTATGATGGTGTGGTGCGAAAGGTATTTGTGAATGTGGGGGATATTATAGTTTATGCCCCCAGGGAAGCCCTGACTTTTGAAGTGGACGGCAAAGAGATGACATTAGTTTATATCAACAGAGTTATTGCTATAATTGAGGATATTGAGTCAACTGGGACTAAAGAGGTTATTAGTAAATTTGTGGAGAATTGAGAAAATGAAAATTAAAAAATGGTTGTTATCCTGGATAAGAAAATTTTTACAGGGAACTCTCAATTACTTATTTCCTGAAGATAGGATGCGATAATGGCAAAGCAGTTGAAAAAAGTATATGAAAGTATTATCCAAGATTATGGGGATGGGAGTATCTTTGATTTGGGGGCAAAGGAGAAAGTTCATACTGAAGTCATCCCCTGTAAAATTACTCAACTTGATGAGATATTGGGGGGTGGGTGGCCTCTGGGCAGAATTTGTGAAATTTTTGGTTGGGAGGCCACTGGCAAAACAACATTAGCCCTGAAACTGGCAGCAGCCGCTCAAGTAACCGGCAACGTGGCCTACATTGATACTGAACACTGTCTATCCCTTGATTGGGCTAAAAAACTGGGGGTCAATACAGATGAACTCACTTTCTCTCAACCTGACCACGCTGAAATGGCTTTAGATATTATTGAACGGCTTATCAAGTCAGAACAGTTCAATGTAATCATCCTTGATAGTGTTGCAGCCCTTGTCCCAAAGGCCGAACTTGAGGGGGAAGTTGGGGATTGTCACGTTGGCTTGGCAAGTCGTCTGATGAGTCAGGCGATGCGGCGATTGTGTTCTGTCCTACTTCACTCCAAGTGCTGTCTTATATTTATCAACCAGATTCGTATGAAAATAGGAGTAATGTTTGGAAACCCAGAGACCACAACGGGGGGCAATGCCCTTAAATTCTTTGCTGCCATAAGGTTACATCTTCAAAAGACCAAAACCGTTGAGGAAGGAAAAACGCCAGTTGGATTGCACATAAAGGCCAAAACAGTCAAAAATAAGATTGTCAGTCCTTTTCAGGAATGTTCCTATGACATAATGTTCACGGGGGAAATTAAGTGAGATGGTGACAAACTGTCACCGGTTGAACTATGGACAAATTAACGAAAACCTTAAATTGAAGAAACCCCATTATTGAATCAGAAATGGGGGGTGACCCCCCTTTTTTGGGACTTTTTAGTATACGATAATTTTAGGAAAATTATGAAAAATTGGCTAAAAATTTGTCTTTTTGCGGCAACCTATTCATTGGCCGTAACAACCCTTTTTTGTATTATATTCTGGGGATTGTTTTGGCTGACAGGCCTGTTATTTTCAATATAACCCCTACAATCGTTATCCGAATCCTATGAGGATTCCAAGAAACGGAGGCAAAAGGTGAAAAAAAAGAAGCAAACCAATTTGAAGGATTTAGTGTTAAAAAAGACAGCAAAATTACTAAAGACAATACAAAGGGATATAATAAGGAGTGCCTGGAGGTAAAATTATAAAATTTTATGGAGACAAAAATGAATCAAGAAGAAACTGAACTGCGGAAATGTTGGAAATGTTGGCAATGTTATTGTGAGTGTGAGTTGAAAATAAATGTCGAATTTGGGTCAGAACCAAACAAATGTCCGGTAGAGATGTTTGATAGTGATAGGGAAATAAGACCCGATTGGGAAAAAATATAAAATTTTTTGAGACGTGGGGCATATTTCTTGATTCTTGTGTGAGGAATTGAAGCTGGTATCCCCCCCGCCACCGCCGCCGGAGTCCCGAAACGCACCTACCACGCCGGTCAACCCCTAATTCCTATGGGAATAGTAGGATATAAGGGGAGAGTAACACAGCCCTGTTTGTAGTCAAGCAACAACCTAATATACTATCATTACTTATATCCTCTATGTCATAAGCCCCTTTGTTTGCCTCGCCCTGTAGCGATTGTAACATCTGTAACATCTATACCATCTATATCAATCACTCAAGAACCTATCAACAGATTTTAACCTATTATTATTAGATTGTCCTTGACATTACCCTGCCGATGTTGTATAGTATCTATAGACAGGTAGCCGATGACGCTAACCTGCGATGGCCGAAGAGGAGGACATCCAAACGGCCTGCTATCTTAAACTTTGAAAAGTAGATAGGAGGAATAACAATGCTTAAAATAGGACGATGGCGTGTTTGGTGGACAGAGGCAAAACACAGTTTTTGGGGAATCCGAGATTATCGGAAAGTCGGCGTAAAGCGGTTTTGTATTTATCTTGGTCGGCTAACAATACAACGATTCATAGGTTAGGCCAGGGATGGCTGCAATAATAACCAATAAATAGGGGGAATGAAAATGAAGTTTCAATAGGGGGATTGAAAAATGACAAGGAAACATTGGCATAGCGGATATATGTCAAGCCGACAATCCAAATTTCGACCGTGTGCAATTCGGTAATGCCTGCACGGGTTTTAGAATTGACAAGCACGGCAATCGAGTAGAGTTAAAGGATTAAGCCAAGGATGGCTGCAATTATCTGATTTTAAGGGGAATAAAGTGGATACTTGTGCAATATGGGGCTTTAGCGGCTATGCTGCTGCAATAGGTTTGTGCCTATTAGTTGTGGCGTGGGTTATAAATGAATGGGGGGATTAACAATGAAGTATCATTTAGCACAATGGCAGGTAACGGACTCTGACAAGATAATCACAGCTTGCGGGATTACACAACGGCCAGATAATTTTGTTTGTTGTAAAGGGGTTTTTGTCGCCAACTGCAAGGATAATCCGAAGGACACTTGTAAAACTTGCAGGCGGATATATGAGCGGAGACCCTGGTAGGAGAACTAATTATGGAACTTCTTTTTTGTATTCTTGTTGTGGGAATCTGGACGGCAACTAAACTGTTTCCTTCGTGGCTTGATTGATTATGGACGGATACTTACCGGCTTTAGTTGTTCTAATGCTGTGGGCATTAAAAAGGTTTTTTGATAGGGAGAAAGACAATGAAAACCTATAATGGACATCGAAGTCGGAACGCTTGGAACGTGTCTCTATGGATTTGCAACGATGAAACACTTTACAGATTTGCCCTTGATTGTATTGCAAAGGCGTGTGATGATAATAAACTTGACCACGCAACGCATCTATTTATGATAACTTATGGCAAAGATAAAACGCCAGATGGGGCTATTTATAATGCTCTATCGGTAAAATTATGTTTGCAAAGTTTGATGGGGAGTTAAATTATGATATTAAACAATAACACGATTCTTAAAGCCCTTAACAGAGCAAGATTAAGGGTTTTAGTGATTGAAAGTGCTGCAAATGCTGCCAGGGAACAGCCCTTTTCATTTGAATTTGAGGATTATATTAAAGATGTTGTGTGTAGAACTATATTAGCGGTAAGGGATGAATTGATAAAAGATTAAGGGGGAAAATATGATAGCTCTTGAATGTCAAAACTGTCAAAACAGCGACAAGGATTGTTGCAAAGAGGACACCGAGATTGAGGTGGACTGGATTTGCTCTAATAAGCAGCCCATAATTGACGAGGACGAGCAAGTCGAAGAGGAAATTGTTAGACCTGATCCTGAAGCCCCTAAAATTCAATCCACACCGCCGACAGGTAAGCGGGAGGATTTAATGCGGGCAAACTTCCGGCGTTTATCAGCCAAAAGGTTAGCGAGGGTTTTGGAATCTATTAGAGTTTTGGGACACTTGACTAACAAAGCGGCCTATATCTGGGACGAAGATGACGTTGATGGAATGTTGAACGTAATTCAAGCGTCCCTCGACCGCCTTCGGAGAAAGTTTGGAGAATAATTATGGATTACGGATTGCAGGATAAATGCACACACTGTGCAAAGTGGGGGGATGTTGCTAAAGGTTTTTGTGCAGGCGAATCCTCACTACCAAACGAAACAACAATGGTTTGCGGGGACTTTGAACCAAAAGAAAAAATATCTGAAAAACAACAAGATTTTCCTTGACATTGCACCTTTGATATGTTATACTTTGGGTAGATTGAAAAGTTAATAGTATATTTGGGCGGCTTTATAATAAAGCAATAGGGGCAATTGAGGGTTATGCTTTTTCCCAGACCAAATCAATTGTCACCGCCCTGCAATAGTCCTCCTCCATTAGCCCCCAGCTTCTGCCCATCCGCTTTGCTGGGGGCGGAATTATAACGCCGCTAATTGGTGGTGTGGTTGGCGGAGTAAATAGACCCGTTGCCGGTCGGGTGAACCAAGAGGGCACGGAGTTATAAATATAGGGCAGGTAAAAAAATTAGTATTGTAGCTACAATTCCTGCCCGTCATCATAATGGACTTATAGTCACGGGGTTAGCGTTCCTCGTTACCAAAAACGCCGTGCAATAATTGTTATCCTTGCTGGGCTTGGCCGGAGAACCAGCTTAAAAACCGGCCTTTAGTTTTCTGGAGGAAATATGAAAAAGATAACTGAATTTGAGGCATACAAACAATATGATGAGATGTTGGACGAGCTATATCCTTTAGAGGGAATAGCTTGTAATGCCTTTTCAACACTATTGCTATGCGGTGACCCAATTGCCTATGAATGTGGTTTTTCTGATTGGTGCGATGCCGAAGGAATTGAATTGGAGGATTAGAAAATATGAAACTTGTTTTTGAAAATGGTGGTGGTTTAACAAAATGAACAATTGCCAAGATAAAAATTGTCCTTATTGGTCTGAAACATACCATTGTCAGGCCGTGATTAAATGCTGTGAATTTCCTTTTCACGCCAAAGCAGAGATTACAAGCAAGGATATTGAAACACTTTTGACAGATGGAATCGGTTGTGTTTTTCTTCCTTTAATAAGGACTTTTGCGTAATGATTACAGCCAGCAAGATAGAAAATCAGATGAAAGAGAGAATTGACAGGATTAAAAAGGGTATGCGGCCTGATGTGCCTGTGTATTTACCACCTTCCCTTTATCTTGAGGACGGCCATATTGTAAATGCCGTTGGATGGTATAAATACTTTGGGTTAAAACACACAACGTCATTAAATTATTGGATTTTATAAAATGTTTGAACGATATTTGTTAGATGAACTTTGGTGGGACTTGTGGGCAAATTGGGGATAAATTATGTGCGAAAGATATAGTTGGGTAGAAAAAGACGGTGAAGTGGTGTTTCTTACAGCAGAGGAGATCTATCACACCAAGAGAGGGAAAGAGACCCAAAAGCACTGCGACAACGACCCCCAGCAATTCTGGGGACACAGTGCAATTAGGTTTTATTATAATTTAAGTGGGGGGCTTAACAAGGAGTTTGAGGACTTTAACAGCCCTGACAACTTTCCTCCTGAATTAGTAAAGGCCATTAAAGCGGGAGAGATGAGAGAGTTTGGGGTTAGTAATGAAATGTTGGTAATGCTGATGCCAAAATCCCTTGAAAAGTATGGGAAAATCAAGCAAACCGCTTGTGCCAAGTATGAGAAAATCAGAGATGCCGCTTGTGCCAAGTATGAGAAAATCAGGCAAGATGCTTATGCCGAGTATGAGAAAATCCGGCAAGATGCTTATGCCAAGTATGAGAAAATCAGGCAAGATGCTTATGCCAAGTATGAAAAAATCAAGCAAGATGCTTATGCCGAGTATGAGAAAATCCGGCAACCCGCTTGTGCCAAGTATGAGAAAATCAGGCAAGATGCTTATGCCAAGTATGAAAAAATCAAGCAAGATGCTTATGCCAAGGCCGAGTTTGAGAAAATCAGAGATGCCGCTTGTGCCAAGTATGAGAAAATCAGGCAAGATGCTTATGCCAAGTATGAAAAAATTGAGCAATCTGCTTATGCCGAGTTTAAGAAAATCAGAGATGCCGCTTGTGCCAAGTATGAGAAAAT